ATTATTTTCTCCTTATCTTCATTCCCAAGCGGGCACGCCTTCGGTTCTTTCTCTTATTAGATCCAACCTTGCGTCTCCCCTTGTGTTTCTTTCTTTTTAAATCCGCCTTGCTCACTATACTCCGCAAAGCCCTTCGCATTCATCTGCAAACTCCGGATCAAACGTTTCCCCGAACAGGTCTCGTTGTTTCTTAGGTTCCTGGAAATCTATGCTTCTTAAAGGTTTTGCTGACTTGTGAAGGAACAGTTCCGCTGTAGTATTTTTTAAACCGTGTCTTATTTTGTCATCAACCTCGCAAGCGTCCTCAAAGTCCACTGGATAGTTCTTCTGCATGTTTTTCCACTGGTCATTGTGGTGATAAGGGCACCCTATGCAGGATGATTTCCCCGGCATTGGATGCTTCTTCATGTCACGGTACCACTGCAGGCAGTCCGCCCTTGACATTTTCATTTCAATGAGTGGCCAGCGTGACTCCAGCCAGTACATCCTTGCCTTCTTCATGCGCATAGCCTCATCAGTCGATATTCCAATCCACTGTTCGACAATTGTTCCTTTCTTCACGCGGTGTCGTGGTTTTATACCCAGTATTTCCCGCATCTTTTTCTGTATGGGAATGACCTTGTAATCATGGGTGCACTGGCGGTAAAGCATTCCAACCTTTCCACCGGGGCGTGCCGCAAACAGTGGGGATTGGGAACGCGTCCGGCGAAAGACTTCCACTCATCATTAGACCCCTTAATGGGGTTCGCCGCTCGAATCAGATCCTCACGGATGTTGCTTCGTTCAACGGTAATGATTGGGCAGATGGTTATTGCCTTCTTGAGATACTCAACGTGTTCGTAAACGAACGACGGTTCCCATCCGGTGTCGGCAAAGATCATGTAGTCCGGTTTGTGCTTTGTTAGTCCTTCCTGTGCCATGAGTGCGAGACAGGAAGACTGTACCCCTGCGCCGAGCGATAGAATACGCATTGTGGGCTCTTTTTTCTTTCCTTCCTCGTCAAAATACTCCGGCTCCTTCGTGGCAGCCACTGCCGCCATTGTGTTAAGCTGTTTCTTGTTGGGCTTAAGTTTGGAAGACATCTCCTCCAAAAGCTTTCGCCTTTCGAATTCCATTTGTTCTGGGTTGATCGCAAATCCATGTTTCACTCCGTCGGTTCGTTTCTTTCCTTGGGCTCGGTACCCGGGTTTTCTGCTATTATTCATAGTTTTTCAGTTCTCTCATTGTTTGGATTATTTTTTGCGTATAATATACGTCTTCAGCATAAATTACAAGCGTTTCCGCAAGTGATTCCAGGTCCACTATGTCATTGATATATTGTGATAATCTCCTCTCCCTGAAGGCACAATAATGGTGGCTATTGTTTAACAAATCAATATAGTAGGATATGGATTCACATTTGGTCTCAAAGATCCTAAGCCCCCAGCTCACATTAGGTTTATCAATGGGCTTTAGTTGATCATCAGACGGGTCAAATGTACGAATCCCCATAAGATTGTTGCCCTCAACGGCAAACCTGGATCTACCCCAATTGGATTCATGGATTGCCTGTGCGACTACCAAGTCCACAGGAATACGGTTCTGTTCCTCTTCCATGGAATTTAGGTGAATTGCGCAGTCCCGTACATCTTCAATGAATTCCTCACTGCTGGTGTAATCCATTTCCGGATTAAAGTTAAAACAGATTAATAGTACAGAGCACATCCAGTTCATGAGAATTTCCTCTTGTATTTTATGGCCCGTTTAAGTTCCTCAATATTTTCTTTAAACATACCAAATCCTAAATTATGTCTTTGGCACAGTAAACCACGGGGAATAAATTTTTTCTTTGAGTGGTCATGGTCAATCACCAGCTCATCACTATTACTTCTTCCATTTTTTCTGGTGGGTGCCTTTTCATATATCACTTTAGGCCCGCACATATAGCATATGGATTTTTGTTTCAACCACCAGTCAGCTACTTCTTTTCCATGTTCACACTTGGTTTTAACATACTTTATATCTATCCTTCCCTCTAAACTTTTTCTTTTCTTTTCCATGTATTTTTTACTTGCTCTACTGTGTGCTGCCTTACCCTTTTTTGTTTTCACGTATCTTTCCTGTCTAGCTCTAGAGTATGCCATCATCCACCCCAGCTTTCACCAACATTTATGTCCACTTTTGATGGAACTTCCAATTTAACGCAGTCTTCCATAACTTCCTTCACCTTTTTCCCTTCATTTTCATCCTTGACGGAACAATTTAATTCATCATGTACCTGAATATGTGGAATTATACCCAATTCATCATAAACATTAACCATGGCTTTCTTGGTTTGATCCGCCGCTGAACCTTGTATTAACCTATTTAAAGCCTTGTACGTTCCAGCTCTTTTTATGGCCATACCATACTCTGATTGTGCTTGATTTAATGGCAAAGCTCTGTGTACACCCCATGACGTAGGTTCCCACAAATCAAATCTGCATTTACGGCCGAGTAACGTTCTAATAACACCTTTGTTATTGGCTCTGTTCATTACAATTTCAAGCATTCCTTTCATAAAAGGAACTTTGGTGTGGAAATCCTGTAACATGGATTTTGCTTCCTGTGGTTCAAGATCCAGTTCACGGGCCAGTTTGTTGTAACCCATTCCATACATAACACCTAGTCCGATAGTCTTCGCAAGGCGTCTCTCAACGCCTGCCATTTCGGCTGTTTGTTGATGAAAGTCGAGGTCTTTTTTATTATATGCTTCCTGTACTTCCCTAGAACCGGCTTGGTCGACGAGTCTTGCGAAATGCGTGAGCAACCTGGGCTCCTGCTGCGAGTAGTCCGCTTTAAGCCAGTATTTTCCCTGATCCGGAATGAATAGTTTCCTAAGTTCTTGCGCAAATTGGCCCCTGTTAGGAATCTGCTGTAAATTAGGATGATAGTAACTAAACCTGCCAGTGACAGTACCTCCACTGTCAGACCTAATTTGGTTAATGTGGGCATGTATCCTCCCTTCATGGGTGTGGTCCAAGAGTCCCTTTAAAAAAGTTCCCCTCAGTTTGTTAAGCTCACGTGCCTGCATAATCAATCTGGGAAGCTCGTGAGGGTGATCCGTCAAAAACATTTTAGTAAATGAGGGAGCATTTGTCTTTTCCGTTCTTTCATACGGCAAATTCAATGAATCAAAAGCCTTGGAAATTGACGCCGCTGCCCATATCTCTATGTTAAGACCGGTTAAATCCTTGATTCTTTTCATCAATTTCTTTTCCTTATTTCTAAACTTGTCATTTAATCTTATGCAACCATCTACGTCAAATCTAACTCCACCCTGTGTCATGTTAAAAATGACATTAATTAACTTGCATTCTATGTCATAGATTGTGGTAAGATTATCCTTGACAATCTCCCAGGACAGTTTTTCATGCAATTTGTACGTCAGGTCAGCGTCTGCCTCCGCATACTCCCCTACAAATTCCGCGGGTAGCTTATACATTTCTGACTTGGCATTCACGCCGAATGCATCCGCTGCTTCCTTAAGTTTTTGTTCGTTTTTGAATTCACCCAGATATTCATGCACAATGCTATTGAGTGTATATGAGAACCTATTCTCATCTATGAGAGCCGCAGCCACCATGGTATCATGAATGCGGCCCTTGACTTCTATTCCAAGTGTTGAAAGCCATCCAATATCATATTGTGCATTGTGAAATATTTTTTCAATTGAATCATCTTCACATATGGACTTAATATATTTGATAACTTTCTTTTCATCCATGTTTCCCCCACCGGAGTGGGAAATTGGATAGTAACCCTTGAAAGAAGCATTCGCCACTGCAATACCAATTACATAACCACGCTTACGAGGCCATCCTGGTCCTTCCTTGACAAGTTCAGTATCACAAGTTTCCAAATCAACCGCGACTTTACCCTCTAATTTAGGAAATTCAGAGGGTGAAATCCAATTGGAATTTACAGTTTTAAATAGATCCGCTGTCATTCATCTCTCCCGCTATTGCCATGTATGCCGCACCATCGACAAAATCATCTAGGTTAAAATCGCCCATGGTGGAGCGCGAAATCTTTAGTAAGCACATCATGACTGCTACGTCACCGGGTGTTATTTCCTTCATTACCTTAAGTTTGTCATCCAAAAATACACTCCATAAATCCGCTATCTGGGAATGATTTTTAAACGCATTTCCGTGAGTCCCTTCTCTTTTTTCATTAACAAGCTGAATTGCTTTATTTAATATTTCTTCTTTTTTCATATTATGAATCCTCCTTCTCTCTGTGGTTGTACAATATGTAAACTTTCTTTGGTGCGTGTTATTCCGACATAGAATACACGTGACTCATCATCCGGATTTTGTTCCAGTGATTCCTGTGTCTTGCGTGTTAAATCCGTAAGAAGCATTACATTTTGAGCTTCCCCGCCTTTAGAGGCATGAATTGTGCTTAAGTTAATTTTAGGATCAACATTAAAGTTATTTCCATTTCTTTGTTCTATGGCTCTAAGGTATTCTTTATCCCTATTCCCAACTTTATCAAAAGCTACGTCCCAAGGCCTGCCTGCCATTAATAATCCATGGTGCATAACCAGTGATTCCATGTTATATTTACTTTTATCATCGGCAGTTTTCAATTGCTTATGGCCGTGTTCGATGCTTATCTTTGTTGACATATAAGAATAAATAGATTTAACAGAGCTCAAATCTATTTCTTTTTCCTCATTCAGCATTTTCCATGCCTGAACTGCATCCAATAATTTTTGAGATATTGGAAGCCTGTTGTTTCTCTTGTACAACAAACCTTCTGTTTTTACCTGTCGTTCCAGTTCATCTAAAAGATAGTTTGTTCTGGCCATTATCAACCACTCCCCATTTCTTAAATCAACACCCTCCGTAAATGCGTGGTACCGTATTTGGCCCATGTAATCTCTGCCCTTCCATTCCTTTGGCCTTCTGTTACCGACACGTTGAATGATTTTATCGGCCATTTTATGAATTAATCTGGGGCATCTATATGATTGATTTAATATAGTAAGGTTATCAGCTTTCATTTTAATGAAGTATTCTATGTCCGCTCCCGTCCATCTAAAAATAGCCTGATCATCGTCACCACTGATGTAAACTTTTTTAGCCTTACTCCACGCATGGGCAGCAACCGACCACTGCAACCAACTTAAGTCCTGTGCCTCGTCTATAAAAACAACATCCAATTGAGGAACATTACTAACCTGAAGAAATAATTCCAGCATATCAGTGAAATCCAAAACCTCTCGTTTAGACTTATATTCCTCAAAAGAACGTTGAGCCCTTAACAATGCGTGCCAAGATACATCAAGATTTGACTTATTGTAATGATCCTGTAAATCTAATCCTTTCATTCGTGATAGATTTATTTCGGTTATAAATCTGTTGTCGGTTGTTATTACACCACCAACATCTGAACCATCTGTTACTGAACCTAAATCCATCCCGTAAGCTTGAGAAAATTCCCTGTAATTGTCCCGAGACATTACTTCTGAAGTAGTAAGACCAAGTTGTAAAAATGCGAGAGAATGTAAAGTCCTGAAAAACGGTAATTGTTTATCCTCCAATTTAAATTTTATTTTTGCCCTTTCTTTAGCCTCACTTGCGGCTTTTTTAGTAAAGGCAAAAAAACCTATTCTGTCCGGTGGTGTCCCATTGGATAATTCTTTCTCAACTAAATTCAATAAATTATGTGTTTTTCCTGTCCCTGGAGGACCTAATATAATATTAATTTCTGGTTTAGAACGGTGCACTTTCCATCTCCTTTATGTCAAAATCTGAATCTTGTTGCTGAAAAGCGGGAATACACCATGTATTTACCCCTCTTCCTTTTATCTTAAAGAACTTACTTTTTCCCTTAAGGTCCCTTAAACGCGCCACAATTTGACCGGTGTTATAATGAGTAAATTTATTTCTTATCAAATAATCATGAAGATCCTTTAACCTGAAATATGTTATTCCATTTTCAGTCCAAGGCTTGTGTAATAATAATTCATCTTTGTTTAAAGCCTGGGCACGATCAGTACAAAATTCCTGGAGGTGAACCTCAAACTGACCTGCCACAGACCCATCACTAGAAACCTCAATTTCAATAACATTGCCCATCAAGGTTCTCAGTGTCTCTTGCCAAAGATTTGATCTAAGTAATGGAAATGGAAAATTAAGAACATCCATACATCTTCTTTGGAATTTCTGTTGCATTTGTAATTCTTCTGTAGACAATTCTAAACGTTGATCTTCAACATCCAAAAACCAAATAGGGGGATCAGTGCATAATTTTGATAAAGACCCAAACTGAGGGGCTACATTATCCGAACCTATTCCAAATTTTCTGGTTTTGCAAACCGAAGCATTACAAAAGGAGGCAATAGGCTGTTCTTTGCACCTATATGCGTAATCCTTTTTTTCCAACTGCTTTATTATTGTCACAACTTCACTAGACGGAAGTGGTGGCGTCATGTGATTTCTGTTGTATTCTTCTATTAAAGTTGTCCAATTTTCTGGATCAAACTTACGTAAATAAACTCCAATGTTAAATAACCCATTATTTCTGGTTCCCTCCGGAAATCCTTGCGAGCACAAACTTTGTAAACAAGGTGGTCCATCCGCTATGACTTTATTAGATGTCTGCCTTGCAATTCTGTCTATATCAATAACAACATGTTTAGTGTATAACGATAAAAATTCATGGTACGTAGAATTCGTTCCATCATCGTTAACAGCACATCTTGAAGTATTTTTATAATTATAATAAGGTAAGTTTAAAAAATTACCGAGATCCCCTTTTTCTATTAGTATGCTCGATTGTTTGGGAAATATTTCAGCAGAGGAGTACCCTAAATCTGACGCAACCGATTTTAACTTCGATCGCATTATTTTTGCGGCAATTGGTTTAGCCACGAATAAAAATAAATGGGCCCCACCGCTTTTAGATTTAAAATGTACTAGGGGTAATTCTAATTTTCTTATTTTATGAATTAATTTCTTATGATCAAGAGGATAGGTATCAATATCTATACATCCCCATATAACAGTGTTGTCTGCCATAATAGGAATGATCCCTAAGGAAGGTCCTTCCCCCTTAAGATGTTTTTCCCATAATTCGTCAGTTATTTCTTTACGGACAATATAAGATTTTCCTTCCTGCTTACCGTCAGCACGCTCTCCATTGGATTGGTGCTGACCATAAGCTATGTCTAAGCCGGAAAATATCGCCTTAAATTTATCAACTTCCACTAAACCTCCAGTTTAGAAAAAGATATACCTAAAACGGTATATCTTCGTCGCTTTCTTTACTGTTTGACTGTGGAGCCTCTTTTACAGGTTCCCCCTCAACGGTAGGTTTAGCTTCTACATCTCCTCTTGATGCTGCGGTTGAAAATGATTTTGCTTCATTATAAATGTCAGCGTCTTCTACCTGTCCAGCTTTCTCAAGTTGATAACCAAACCAACTTCCGCGATCATTTGACTCACTAACTGTAGTGAGATTGTAGATCATTGCGTATGTTGGTGGAGTGAAACTTCCCGATGGGCCTTGAACTTTTTGGGTTAGCATCAAGCTGTTCCAGCGTCTGCTCTTTTTTAATTGAGTAGATGTCATGCTGATAACTGCTTGTGACCAATTTCCATCAGCTCCTTGAACCAAGACATAATGATATGCCGTAGTGGCAATGTAATTGCCATTCTCCAACACATCTTTAGATGTCAACTGGTCGCGCTTTGTTTTAGACAAGATCCCACTGTCGGCATCATGTGCTTCTACAAATCCGCCACCGGATTCACGTGGTTTCCATTCCACGTATCGTAGTTGGTAAAGGACAGGAATCACTTTAAGTGAATCACTGACTTCCTGCGAAACAGTATTGTAGAACTGTCCCACTTTTGCCCCTTCAACATGTTCCGCTTTTGATGGATTAAGCTGAGGGCTTGTTGTTTGTAGTATATTGATGTAAGGGATAGCGATATCTCTTGACAAGTCAAGATTGCCGAATCCACTCGCATTTTTTGAATCACTAGCAAGAACCGCTAGATCTAGTTTTGCCGCTTTTGCGACTTCTTTAGTTTGTGCCATAAGGCCTTTCTCCTTTAATCTTTAATCGTTGTTTTTTGTCCTACGTAAGCTCCTAACAAGTCCATAGGCAATTGATTGCCTGCTTCATGTTGCTCACGTATAAATGCGCGAAGGGTGGAGGGTTCGACCCACTCGCGTTGTGAAGATTGAAAACCCTTTTCATTTAAAGTGTTAATCAATCCTTTAGCTTTCTCATCTTCATCCCGTCCAAAGCTGCAAGAGACTTGGTTTTTTATTAAATCCCCAAATCCATTGTCCCGTAACCATGCAAACGCGGCACTTTTTTTAGTGTCCTTTATCGACGCCCCATAATAGTTACCTACTTTAAGATGTCTGCCGTCTGCTAGTTTTAACTCTGATAACCCAACCTCAGCAAAAAGATTAGGTAAAACATTTTCTGATAAATGTTTCTTGTAATGTTTTTTCTTTTTTAGTTGATCTTCTATATCACTGATCTCTTTGTCCGTATCAGCAATGTCATTGGCTACTGCGCCAATCTTACCCATGTTGTCCTGGGCCGTGTTGCCCGCATCTTGGGCCATTTGTCTTAATAGATCACTCATTTTTACCTCTCAAGTCTATTTCTATGTCGTAATATTTCTTTTCATCACGGTCCCACTTCAGAACCTTGAATTTTCCTCTGTTTGCTTCGCTTACAACTGCTCCAGCAATTGCTATTATAGCAGGATCCCCTATCAAAAGCAAGTAGTCATCGTCACAAAATGTGGATAACTCTTTTCTTAGCTTATGGGTAAGTGGTCCGGAGGATAGGACAATTTGTTTATTGTCAGGAAGTAAAATTTTTAAATCACCAAACTTCTCTGCCGATCTAACGTTTCTTCCCATTTCCTGTAAAACATATACTGTCATATTTTTATTTCTTGACTTTCCTTATACACTATGATATAAGCTTTGTCAAGTAGAAAGTTAGAAATACAATATGAATATATTTTTTTTAAATGAAGACCCAGCTAAAGCTGCACGAGCACAGTGTGACAAACATGTAGTTAAAATGGTATTAGAAACTACACAAATGTTGTCTACAGCAATTAGACGCCGTGGCTATGATGCAGGATATAAATCAGCTTATCCCAATCATCCCATGACAATATGGGTTGGTGATACCCGTGATAATTTTTATTGGGCACTTTGTCACGCAGAAGAATTGTCTAAAGAATATACAGTTCGTTATAATAAATTTCATGCGTGTCAGCAAGTTATTAATGCTATTCACGAACTTTATCCAAGACTTTCGTCTTTTGATAATATTACTGATCCTCCACAGTGCATGCCAGATGAATTTAAACAAGATGATTTTGTAAGAGCATATAGGGATTATTATGTGCATAAAATTGGTCAATGGAAAAATCCACCAAAATGGTTTAAAAATTTAGACGCTGATCCGTATTACGCCAATGTATAAATTTAAAACTAAACCGTATGAGCATCAAAAAGATGCTTTGAAAAAATGCTGGAATAAGGAATCTTTTGCCATCTTTGCCGAGATGGGAACTGGTAAAACCAAGATAGCATTGGACAATGCGTGCATACTTTATAATAAAGGGAAAATTGACAGATTATTAGTGATTGCTCCAAAGGGAACGTACATGACGTGGGTAGATCAAGAAATCCCCACGCACGTTCCGGACTACATTGAAAAAAAAGTTGTGTCATGGAAACAATCAACATCCAGGAAATATCTCGATGATTTGGGATGGATGAAACAGCACAGCGGAGACATGGTTTTTAAAATAATGGTCATGAACGTTGAGGCACTCTCAACAAAAAAAGGAATGGAATTCGCGAAGATATATTTAATAGGGCGGTCCATGATGATTGTTGACGAGAGCACCACCATTAAAAATCCAAAAGCAAAGAGAACAAAGAATATTTTAGGACTATCCAAGGAAACCAAATACAGAAGAATTCTGACTGGATCCCCAGTGACACAGTCACCCATGGACCTCTGGTCACAGATGGATTTTCTTGATCCGGAAATACTGGGTCAGCAAAGCTACTACGCATTCAGAACCCGGTACGCCGTGGTCATTACAGCGAACGCCGCAGGCGGAACGCACAAGTACCAGAAGATCGTCAAGTTCAAGAACCTGGCCCAACTGGGACAGCTTGTATCACCCCATTCATACCGCGTGTTGAAGAAGGACTGCCTTGATCTACCGGACAAGGTATACACCAAGCGTGAAGTGGAACTGACGGAGGAACAGAACAAAGCGTACCGTGACATGAAAGCCAACGCCATGACAATATTAAAGGGAGAGTCACTAACCGCTGTCAATGTTCTGACACAGTTGATAAGACTGCACCAGATTACGTGCGGTCACATGAAAACGGACAGCGGGGATACACTGGACCTTAAAAATAACAGGCTTGATGAATTGATGCAGATACTGGGAGAGACCACGGGAAAGGTAATCATATGGGCCAACTACATTCATGACATTAAAAGAATTGAAAAGGCCATTTCAGATGAATACGGATCAAGCTCATGCTGCACGTATTACGGCGCAACGGCAACGGAAGATCGGCAGAAGTGCATTAACGCTTTCCAGGGAAAGACTTCCATACGTTTCTTCATAGGAAACACCCAAACAGGTGGATACGGGATCACATTAACCGCTGCTAGTACGGTCATATACTATTCAAACAATTATGATTTGGAAAAAAGAATTCAGTCAGAGGACCGTGCCCATAGAATAGGACAAAAGAATGCGGTACTTTATATAGATCTAGTAGCCAAAGGGACTGTGGATGATAAAATCATTAAGTCCCTTCGGAACAAGGTCAACATCGCCAAGGAAATCAGCGGTGAGGAACTTTCTAGCTGGATTTAATTTTTATTTGTTTTGGTTTTTCGGATTCTGGAATTTCACGTTTATAGGTAACTTTAAGAAGTCCATCCTTTAGCTCCGCTCCATCAATTCTAATGTGTTCATGAAGTTTGAAGCTTTTTCGGAAAGTTCTATCCGATATTCCTTTGTGATAAAAGTCCGATTCGTGCTTAAGCTGCCCGTCGGATTTTTTTTCTTTACACCCCGAAACTTTTAAAGTTTGGTCTTTTACCTCAACTGTCAAATCATCCTCAGCGAACCCCGCAACGGCAAATTCAATGACACCTTTTTCTTCGTTGCCGCTTATGTTGTATGGTGGGTAAGTAGAAACTGTTTTGAAATTATCAAAAAAGTTGTTGTGGTAACCAAGAAAATGGTTACGTAATATATCAAGCTCATTCATATAAACCTCCTATTAA